GGTTATTGAGAATTATCTCATCCAGTGGCTATCTGAAACCACAAATCAGCGCGGCCGATCTAAGATCGGGCACGCCATTCTACCCTGAAGGTCATATCGGGTTTATTTGGCGTTACGCCATTAGAGCCGATTACACCCATAAGGGCTGCTGCGTAGACGACAGATGGACGCCAATGGTGCAACTTTAGTTGGTCAGCAACGGGAACCAGGCACTTAACGTACCTGATACTGTGCTCCCAGCGAGTTACCCATCGGCTAGGGTCCGGGTCGTTTATTACGAGGTCACCCAGGTCTTGGGGACCGCGTAAACACTTGAGTTCAGATGGAATGTTATCTAAGGATCGCTTAACCGCAATCCTACAGAAAGAATACTCTGAGATAGTCTCACGACTGCCCAGAGCATTCAGACCATTCACGATCTTGAACCAGTCCTGCGGACCGGCGGGGAGTTTCTTCAAATAGTAGGCCCTAACGGGCTTCCCGAGGAAATAATCTCCACCGCAACTTTCTCTAAAAGGCCCACTTACGAAGGTCTTGCGTTCATTCGGGATAAATCCCGAATAAGACAATAGAGCGAGAAGGTCAGCAGCCACAACGGTAGGGACGATGATATCGTCACCAAACACGAAAAAGTCGATACCCAAGTCACCGGCGCCTACTGCATAGCAGAGAGACGCGAAGATGAGAGTTTCGAGCTCGAACGTGAAGCCGTTGCCCATAGAGGAGAACTTCTGGAGGTGTGTCCACTTCCCATCGATTTGAGTCAATGGGGAGCGAAGCATACATAGAAGGCTGAACCAATCGTCCGGTAGAAGAAATTCTACAAGACGATAGGCGACAGTGTCGCTAGCAGAAGAGAGGTCAATGGTGGCTTTTGTCCCGTCACGGGAGGAAGCTTGTGCCATTGCGCGGTGTATGATCTCAGCATAGGCTAAGTCCCATCCGACGCGACGTAGTTTGGCCTTTAGGGCCGAACCAACATCGAGTTGGAGAAAGACGTTAACCGAAGGCTCAACGCATATACCGCGATCCTTTAAGGCGTCTTTGGGGACCGTTGTAAAACGGTTACCCCGAATAGTCTTGAAAGGATTATCTCTAGAAGGTGACATAGAGCCATACCGAAACCATGCGGTCTCGGTAACGAAGTGTAGTAGCGGTTCGCTACCTGGCGTGTACGTCAGAGCTGAAGACATTTTATCACAAACAGTGGTTAACCGTCCGCGATCGTAGAAAGTCGCTCCTGGCCCAAATCGTCCTTGAAGGATAGATGGGACAGGGCCTAAGACGTTTGCTATCCATTTTTTAGCACTTATAAGGAGTTTATAAGCACTGACATCTAGGGCACTCTGAGAGTGGTTTCCTAGGAGTCTGGACAGCCGAACATTAGTACTTGCGCACAGATGCTCGGATTCCCAAAAGGAATCAACAGCTTTTTGGCGACGTACTTTCGGCGAGACGACACCGTCGAGACTGCACTTACGTAGAAACTCTACGCAAGCGTTATCTCTCAGGAAATCGTTGGCAGAAAGGTAGTTCAGCGGGTCGACCCTCAGACTGAGGATATCGGCCACCTGACCAGATCTTAAAAGTAAGAAAACTTTTAAGCTGACAGGACTATCTACCTCAGCGCAAAGCGCATAGAGGACCCTTGTAACTTCATTACTAAGAGCATAAGTCATCACGATTCCTTGGTTAGGTTAGCAAGTACTGATTACCTTCTCAGGATCAGTACAACCAGCAAAACAGCCAGCAAGGTGATACCTGAGTCAATAAGACTCAGGACCACCTCGGGCTCAGTTGTTGGGAGCATAACCGGAACCGACGGAGCCAGTGATGAGGGCTGCTGCGCAGGTGCGCATCAAGACTGTGGCATAATTCGCCGCGTCGACCGCCGACATATTGAGGGGGGTAACCACCTCAACGCTCAGCGGAACACGCGCCGAAGGCGTCCACACCCCATCGACCACCGATCCGAAGTAGGCAACGCCTTCAAGGATCGAACGACGAGCTTTCTTGTCGGCCGTGGGAACGGCCTTCATCTTGAGCGTCGTTTGGTAGAGGGGAGGTTTGGAAACGTCAGTGACGCGCCAAACCGCCTGAGAACCGTCGCCAGCAGCTCCCGTAATAGCCACGAAGGGCACATCAACGTTGTTGATGTCTTTGACGGTGAAATCGGCCATGTTCATGTTGCGGAACTCCTTAACTCCCATTTAAGGGATAGTTGGTTGTAACCCGACTGGGTCATTTGGAAAGAAGATTATTAACGAGTGCAAGACTCGTGATAGTCTTCCAGACTGAAACTTCTGGAATCTTCGCTCGAGCACTAATGCCCGGACGAGAGAAGGAGGTGGTAAGTCTCCTAAAGGTCTGTACTTCGTACGGTTTGGAATCAGTTAAGTTCCCATAGCCGTCGTAGAACAGAGCATTTCCAGAAGCGACCTGCTTCACTGCGGTTTGCGGCCTCGTCACAGTACACCCAAAATCGTTTGACAACGATCGGAGGTATTTGTTGATCCCAAGGGACCAATCTGCAACGAAGGATAAAGGGACCGAGTCCCACAGTGTTACAGCGGGGTTCAGCAACCCGAGCTGGTTAGCTAGGAAAACATTCGGATTAGTAATCTGAATGTATCCAGTTTTCCTAACAGAGCGACGAGCTATACCTTCGAAAGAAGGTTTCACCCCGCCGGAAGAATCCTTGAAAACGCCAGAAGCGCTTCCAATGACCTTTTCGGTGGAGAAAACTGTCGCAAATACCTCGCAGACGTTGTAGATATCCTGAATAACTGGAATCCAGCCGAACTGTAATTCCAGCCACGCAGAAGCTACACCGTCACGCGAATGCTTAAGATTGACACGCTTAGCAAGCTTGGGGTCATACCTCTTACCGCGAGGTAAAAGATGACTAATAGCTTGATCCGCACGTCCGTTCTTAAGAGCCAACAAAGAGTTCCCCAGCTGGGAAGCTCTTGTTGCCATCATGGCGGCACTTGATCTAAACTCGATAGCGTTCATCAACAATTCAGCCTTTTCACCTACTTTCGCATAAAAGCGATCATAGGCCTTCGTGTCCAAAGACCCGAAGAAGGATGAATAATGATCAAACGCGTAGCTGTTGACCAAGAATGCAGCACCATAACTACTGGGAGTACCCTTACCATACTTCACCGTGTAGGTGTCGTAAGGCAGAGGATTGAGGTAGGGTTTTGACTGTCGCATCCACGCTTTAACGTAGGTGAAACCGTCATCATACCCGCCCAAGATCGTGGTAAAAGGCCCAGTTATAGGCATAGCATATTGTCCTAGGTGGATACCTAGGATAGCTAGGCACTAAGAGAAACCGGACCCCCC